TTGTGCCTTCAGAGGTTGAGTCTTGAAGACAAACAAGTCATCCCAACGACCAACTTCTGGTACTTTCGCCAGCAACTTTGCAGCTAGATCTGGACGAGTGTTTTCTAATTGAACCATGATTTGACGAAACAATTCACGTTCACCAGCACCACCACGTGCGTCACGTAGCCACAAAGCCAAGCGCAAGGCAAGGTCTTGATCTTCTACTAGAGCAGCAGTGAATTCTCGGGTGATGTTCTTGCCACGTGATGCGCCAGCTTTGAAGAACAGGTCTACAAGAGCATTGGCAGTGGACTTACGAGCAAGCATACCATTTTCGGTACGTGCTTCTTGATTAACAACGGCATTAACAAAAGTGTTCATATAAATTTCTTTCACATAACAGGCGAGATTTGCCTAAAACAACAGGTTAGTTTCCTACTTTTTTGTTTTTCATGAGAAAATCGAAAACTCATTAGACGGTGGAGGAGAGGGCGAACCCTCAACTAATCCATCGCCAGTCCTTGGTGGATACGAGATCCTAAGAATTGTTTGCTGAACCTAACCTAACGAAACTCTATTATACTTCACACATACAATAAAGTCAACAAAAATAACGGGATGAACGGGTAAATAATTTTGGTTACTTAAACCATCGTGTTCCTTTCGGCTTAGCCCCACGAGAATCGTCCAGTTCACTGGTATAGCCTGACAAGTTCAGGCAACTTGGTACACATTCGGGTGTAACTATCGAACTCCTAATAGGGGTTCCAAGGCATAAGAGCATGCAATAGTCTTTCCAGCCTAGTTTCAGTTATGACGCCTTACGACGTTTCCTCCTGTTGAAACTACTCTTAGTGCAGTATTGTTTAATATGCTGCAATCATCCCAATTCAAACTAAATTATACATCATCTAGTCTTGCAAGTCAAGCACTTTATGCTGCTTTGCGATTAGACAAGATGTGTTTCATTCTATCAGCGCAGTAAGATGCAGCGAATGCGTTTGGCTTAACCAAAGGAATCACGTTGCACATACCACGGATGTAGCCAGTTGCTTCGTTGATTACGCAAGAACTACCATGCATTTCGTTTGGGTTGATGTCTAAGTGGACTTCCACTTCTCTGTCTTCCAAAACGTCATGTAGCTTTTGATACAATTCAGCAATTTTATAAACTTCATTCATCAAACGCATACGTGGACGATTCTTCTTTTGATCGTAGTCACGTTCACGTTGTACTTCACCGAAAATCTTGCAGCCGTGTTTACCATCAATGTGAACAACAACAGCAAGTGTGTAATCTGCATACCAGTCTTTACCAATATTAAATCGTTCAGAATCTCCACCGATGTAGATTTTAGTTTCTGGACTTTGAGTCTCGATGAATGCTTTAACTTCATCGATATCGATTTTACGCATATTACACCTCTTTCACCTCATTAAAAAAATTGGAGCGGGATGAGAGAATCGAACTCTCAACAACAGATTGGAAATCTGTAGTTTTACCATTAAACTAATCCCGCAATATTTGGCGAGCCGAGAGGGATTCGAACCCCCAACATATGGTTTTGGAGACCATCGTTCTGCCAATTGGAACTACCGACTCATGTTTTGTAAGACCTCTTGGGTCTCATCATTATTTCGAGTCAGCTTTTCTTCTGCCTCGGAATTCTGTTTGTTTTTGTTACCCCAGATAGCATCGTATCCGTTGTCCCATTTATCTTTATCTTCTGGACGACGTTTGTCGCCTTTACCACCATCACTCATACTTACTCCTATAACCACTCAGCAAAGAAATACTGATTGAGTTTCTTTGGTACAGATTTAGTTATTCGTTGTCCATGAAGAGTACCACCCTTCCACGACACCATTCTATTATACACGTTCTTTACTTCACATGTCAAGTCGAAGTTGTCGTCGTGTTCTTTACGCATACGCTTAAATTCTTGTAAGTCTATCTTACCTGCACGATACAACTCACCTGGAATTGTATATTCGTCAATACATCGTTTGACAATTTCTTGTTCATCCCAATCAATATGATCTTTGAATCTATGTATTGTTACTCCAGATTCTGGATCTGGGTTTGGTGTGAGTAAAATTTGCCCACAAAACGCCATTCTGTATTCTTCAACTGTTGCTCTGCAAACATCTGGATTCTTACCGTCCATATGAGTAGTCGAAACATTAAACAGTTCGTCTACATCGTTGTACTGATGTTCCATAAAGAAGGTAGTCAGTTTAATCTTATTAGGATCAACACCATGGATAGAACAAAGAGCATTCTTTACTCCATCAAATGTAGGCTTACTCATCATCTCTAGACTAATACTTCTGTTTCCAGTACCACAACCAGAAATAGGAAATTCGTTAACCAATCCAAGTATATAATCTGGTTGTGTGTAAAAATTATCAAGAACTTTGATGTCTGTTATCATAATTTATCTATCTTAAGTTTTGTGTTTCTTGGTTCATACTTAAATCGATTGAACCAATTCTTGTGTATCTTAACAGAGAACGAAACATCATTTTGTTTGATGCAGTAGTACAGATTTTTATACAAAGATGATAGTAAGTTCAACTCGTACATATCTCTGTATAACTCATCAGTGATATCATCTTCGATATCTTTAGTCCAAATTAAAGCAACTTTAGTTTTCTGAACTCTCACAACAACAGAAAGGTTATAAACTACTTTGTTATCTACAATTATAGAATCAACACCAAGCGAAATGCTATCACCATCAGATATTCTTGACGCTATATGTTCTATGTCTAACTCATGAGCCATTAGAATGGTATCCAATTTTCTTCTTCACGCAATGAAGAATGTATTCTAATAAGAATCATAAGAAGTGGTTGCCCATCACAAGTGACAGTAAATTCTTCTTTATGGTGCGGAGATATTAGAATAGTTGGATCATTCAACTCGATCTCTTGAGTCTGGCCATCTACTGAGAAAGATAGTTTATTTACATTCGGATTTGCAAACAACACACCAAAGTATTCATGGTCACGACTATCAGTCACTCTTGTATTACTGTGAATCAAAACTGGTTCTGCGCTCACGAAGTATTTTTTGAAGTTGGTATTTGGCCAGTTACAGTAGAACGCATCTTGAATCATCTCGTATAGATGCCATGTGTGAACAGACATGGTATTAAACAGATGCTTATGCTCTGGAAAGTTTACCATGTAATCTACAAAACCATCAGTTAACTTTTGGTCTTCTCTAGTAACAAAATATTTTAGATATTTCTTTGCCATATCACTCGAAACAAAAATTCATTATACACCTAATATCAGTGGTTGGTTTGGATCCATGGTGCTGAAGGTTACCATCAAACACGATAACATTACCACGTTTATGTTCTGATCTAACCAACTCACTACCATCTGGATTATACAGAACTGTTGGTCCATCACTTTCGTTTATATAATAAACAGCACTGTAGTATGGAGTCGGAAAGTTTGGTAAATCTACATGTTTAATCGGAGGATTAACACCTGCAGTAACTAACTGTAGTTGACATATCATATTGTGTATCCTAGTAGCACCTAACTTTTCTGGGACTATCTTAAACACATCATACATTTCACGATCCAACATTTTACCATTTTGATAAACAGGGTGGCGAAACGAACTTATATTTCTCTTAGCTTCGTCGCTAACATTATATGCATTACTCGTGTAGGCTGAGAACCTATTAAATATCCACTGAGTGTTAGCATTAAGAACAGATGCCTCTAAAAGATTTTGCTGTTCTTCAGTTAATAAATTTTCTACAATTTTATACATATTTTTGGTGCCCCTCACATGATTCGAACACGTGACCTTCACATTACTAATGTGCTGCTCTACCAACTGAGCTAGAAGGGCATTAAATTTTGGCTCTGCATCTGGGGTTCGAACCCAGCTAATCATTGATTAACAGTCAAGTCCGTGCACCTAGCTCGGATTCTGCGGAATAATTTGGTGCGGATGGTGGGACTCGAACCCACAGAATTTTGCTTCTAAGGCAAACACGTATACCAATTCCATCACATCCGCATAAACTTAATTATCTTGGTCTCGGGTGGAAGAATCGAACTTCCGACCCATGGTCCCAAACCACGAGTTTTACCACTAAACTAACCCGAGAAATCAACAGGATGCTTTTTTACTTTTGACGGCTGTGCTACCATTACACTACTAGTCGGAATCGAACCGAACCTGCTGTTTGGCTTAAAGTTAAAAATATTTGCGGGAAACATCCTAAAACTGGTACATCGTGACGGGTTCGAACCGCCGACCTTCGCCGTGTAAAAGCGTTGCTCTACCAACTGAGCTAACGATGCATAAAATTCGTTACACACTACTTATCTCATTATACGCCATGTGTAAGGGCGAGGCTTTGGTGGTGATGGTTGGATTTGAACCAACGACCATCTCCGTATGAAGGAGGTGCACTACCACTGTGCTACATCACCATATTGAAACACACTCTCGACGTCAAGGGTCTTTTCATCGTGCTGGTTAGGCTACTTCGTAGTGTCGCTCAACTATTAACCAAGTTGATCGAAGCGAACTACCAATGATGAATGTATTTCAATATGGTGCCCCATGACAGAATCGAACTGCCTTAGCCTGATTACAAAACAGGAGTAATACCAATATACGAATAGGGCAAATAACAGAATCGCTTTTTACGTGCTACCATTACACCACACAGAAGACCAACTCTGCGCTGGGATTCGAACCCAGACCCTCTTTTTTACAGAAAGATTATTTTAATTGCTGTAACGATTCTAACGGTCTTAATCAACAGGATTCGCTTTTTTATTTTCCAAATAAATTTTTAATTGCTGAATGAATCCTAAAACTGGTTGCGGGTGATGGAATCGAACCATCTATCTCCAGCTTATGAGACTGGCGAGTTACCATTTCTCCGACCCGCAATAACTTACACTTTGGACCATTGCCAGATGTCATCACGTGTCATCTTGCGTTGGTCACCTTTACCGTACTTTGTCACCATAACATGAATGCGAGGTAAGATGTACATAAAGAACATCATGTCATTCGCTTTGCTTCGCTTCTCATGTTTCGAGTACATATCACCTGCAAGAAACGCTCTTGCTAGATTAGTTGCTCGGGATTCGTTACGCACATTCCAACGACGATGGTTAATCAACTCATCTAGCTTTCGTGCTAGAGTAAAGGCTGATACTTCGTCGCTTGAACGATGATACTTGATTTGCTTCTTAAGTTTAGCTTCTTCATGACGAATAACTTGTGGCTCAAGAGCGAGGTGTTTTGCTTTAATTTTTAATTCGATACTCATTTAATTTCTCCTTGTGTTTTATAAAATTGTTTTCAATGCCCAAGAAGAAACTTACGGAGGGCGAATCTACAAACGGAAATCTTTCATCTGTTTTCCTTTCAATAAAAAGTTGGTGCGTCTGACAGGAATCGAACCTGCTATCCAGAGTTTTAGAGGCTCCTGCTATACCATACAGCTTCAAACGCATAATTGTATTTAGCAATTAAATTTGTGAGTCGTGCCACCATCATTATAGGCACCATTCACCCGTGTAATAAACTCGAGCAGGACTCGGTACGTCACTTGGGATACTAGTCCAGTATCGCAACCTGTTTGCATCCGTCCTTACGGGCGGCAGGGAGTTGAACCCATATACCTTCTACTATTTCGCCCCTTCGAAGAAGACTAGATAGCGTGACATTCTCTTGCTGACACTCACAAAACTTGGCGGTCTTATGGGGTAACGATCCCCATCTACAGCAGTGACAGTGCTGTGTGCGTCCATGAACACTTTAAGACCAAAATATGTGGCATTACGAACTTTAGCCGTATCTCTATCGTGGATACCGAATAGACCGACTGGCGTCGACCCGCACATGTAACACGCCAGACCCTTTGTCTGGATTGACAAGCAACTGACGTTGCTCGATTCTGGTGGATGCCGCTGGACTCGAACCAGCAATGCCGTAAGGCGGAAGATTTACAGTCTCCTGGGGTTACCAATTTTCCTACACATCCAAAAACTTGGCACACGATACGGGAATCGAACCCGTCTTACCAACGTGAAAGGCTGGTGTCCTAGCCGATAGACGAATCGTGCATATAACTATTATACATCAACTTGCGCTGCAAGTCAACAACTATCTGGAGTACGAGGTGAGATTTGAACTCACGATTTTACGGATTTGCAATCCGTTGCAATTGACCACTCTGCCACTCGTACATAAACTTGGTGCGGATAGCGAGACTCGAACTCGCAGAATCCTGCTTTTGAGACAGGCACGTATACCAATTCCATCATATCCGCATGGTGGGCTGAGAGAGAATTGAACTCTCACTCGATCGATTATGAGTCGACTGCTTTACCATTAAGCTATCAGCCCAAACTGGTGCGCCCAGAGGGATTCGAACCCCCGACATGCGGTGTAGAAGACCGCTGTTCTATCCAACTGAACTATAGGCGCATAAACTTGGTGCGAGTGGCGAGACTCGAACTCGCAAACCCAAAGGTGGCAGATTTTAAGTCTGCTGCGTATACCATTCCACCACACTCGCAAATTTGGCGGAGAGTGTGGGAATCGAACCCACTCACCATATCACTACGATGACAGATTAGCAATCTGCTGCATTACCATCCTGCCCACTCTCCAATTATCTTATACGTCTTATCAGTCTCAACCAATAGTACTTTAATCCACGAACTGGGATCTCAAAATAGAACCCCACTTCTTTCGGAATGGAGCCATATGCTTTATCTAATGTTTCTTTTGCTTTTGGCATTCCATTCTCCTAATGTTGGCCACGATTTTTGTCATTCTTACTTAGGCTAACGACGACTCCCTAAGATCAGTTGCAACACATTACATTGTTGGTCCATTGCCGTTTTTGAATCCGACAGTACCACCTTCGTTCTGAATGCGCTTGATTACGTCTTCAAACAAGATGGGTCTGAAGTCTGTCTGTTCGACGCACACGCACTGATAACGAGGATCGATTCGTTCAACACCGTACTGGTCAGTCTTCATAACACGATTGGTATGAGTGTGACCATGGATGTTAGTACCGAAACGATACAAGTTGCTTTCATGGACTGGGATATGAGTTAAAATCATACCATTCATCACATGTGAACCACGAATGTCTCTAAAGAATGGAGTGTATTCCTCTAATCTAAAGATGTCGTGATTACCTTTAATTAAAACCTTGTCACCGTTCAAACGATGCATAATCTTTAATGCTCTGCGGTTGATGACAACGTCACCTAAGTGGTAAACTTTATCCGTTGGACGGACAGTTTCATTCCACATCTTGACCATGGCTTCGTCCATTTCTTCTGGATCTGTCCATGGTCGAATCTTTGTCACACCATCGGCTTCAGTGAATTTGCACACACCAACGTGCCCGAAGTGCGTATCGCTTACTAAGAATACACTTGGCATATCAAACTCCATTTCATTAAACAACAGGATGCTTATTTTTCAATTACAAGTTGAATTTTTTTGCTTGCTGGACGCATCCTAAGACTTGGTGCACCTAATGGGAATCGAACCCATCTGCTTCTGGCTTCAAATCCAGCTAACAAACCATTCCAGCGCATATATTTACTTTCTTCCTTTTCTCCATCCATCTGGAATCTCAGAAGAACTTTTTATTTTTTTACTTTCAGAACCATTCGTTATCCATATGGTGCCAAATTGAGAATTTTTATTTCCAGCTCCATGACCTTGGAGAGAACTTTTTATTTTAAATTTAGACTCATCAGTATGTTGTTTGCCAAGAAATCCTTTTGGGTGATTAAACCATTGTTTACCGCCATTAGCAACGAGCAATTCCACATACTTTTGGTGAGCTTTAGATGCAGATTTTCTTTTAACATCTATATGCACAGAATTACTCATCATCTTCATATGCTGTTTACTTTTAGTTGGATTCTCCACCCATTCATTTAGATAATCAAAGCCTCCAAAACCACCTAACTTAAGATTATACGTATTTTCTTCAGCAAGAAATTCAGCATTAACTATCTCAGCTTCTTTGGCATACATTTCTTCAGCTGTATCGAAAACAAATAATATCTCTTTATTAAAGTTTTCAATACCATATTTTTCTTGTGCATATTTTAGATACTTTCCAGAACCTGAATAATTGTCATCAAGACGTTTGGTCTTATGCGTTCCAATATAGAACTTGCCATTAATCTTGTTTGTTATTTTATAAACAGTATAGTACATATAATTCTCCTATTCTATATCTATTTATAATATTCGAGTTTTGACTAAACTCAAGGGCGGAAAGCAGAGGAGTCGAACCCCATCCCATTTCTGAGAACCGAGTTTTCAAGGCTCGTCGCCGCACCAACGCAGCTGCATTACTTTCCATAACTGGCGGAGATAGTAGGATTTGAACCCACGAACCCTTTCGGGTTGCTTGTTTTCTAGACAAGTGCCATAAACCAGACTCGACCATATCTCCATTATATAACAGGATTCGCTTTTGCTTTTTGATAATAAAAGGGTTTTTAATTGCTGAAAGAATCCTAAAACTGGTACCTCTGGAGAGAATCGAACTCCCGTCTCAGCGTTCGTAGCACCGTATTCTAATCCGTTGAACTACAGAGGCATAAATTAGTGCACATCGATCAATTGGGATTCTTACCCCAGCATTTCTCAACTTGTGCAACCAAGCTGACGCAGTATACACTGCAAAGACGACCGAGATGGCGAGATCGTCTACTATTTACTTTTCGGTTAATTACTCCGACTAATGTGGTGCGGGCAACAGGACTCGAACCTGCGACCTGAACGTTGGCAACGTTCTGCTCTACCAACTGAGCTATACACGCATAAACTTTGGTCTCCGTAGAAGGATTCGAACCTTCACCACACCGCCCCAAACGGTGTACGCAACCTGATAACGCTTTACAGAGATAACTTGGTACTCGATAGGGGAGTTGAACCCCTCTTACTGGGTTGAAAACCCAGTGTCCTAACCGATAGACGAATCGAGTATAAATTTGGTGGAGACCGAGGAAATCGAATCCTTCTAGACATCCTCCTTGCAAGGGAGAACCGTAGCCCACTACTGTCCCCAAATTAGGGTTAGTTTCTATAGCACCCATTGAAACTAACAAACGTTGAGTAACCATACATCAAAACAAGATTACTATTTGCTCTGGCTCCGTGTGTGAGGATCGAACTCACCTAATCATTGATTAACAGTCAAGTCCTTGCACCATGCTTGGATTTCACGGAATAAAAATAACAGGATGATTT